TCACGCAATGTTTTGTGGGATATTCGTAAAATGACTTGGAACAACCTATTTAACTACGGAAAGGGCAATACAATTGACTTTACAAAAATCAATGGCCTTGTAGGTATCTTTGGTAAAAACTACTCTGGTAAATCTTCGATCATTGATGCAGCATTGTTTGGTCTTTTTAATACGACATCCAAAGGAGAACGAAAGAATGTCCATATCATCAATCAAAACAAAGAAAGAGCTTCTTGTCATCTCGAGATCGCTGTCGGCGATGATGTTTACAAAATTGCTAGAAGCCTCGAAAAGACAACCTCAAAGTCTAAAGGAAGAGAAGTCCAGTCAGCGAAAACTGAACTAGACTTTACAAAATTAACATTTGGAACACAAGCGGAGTCCAAGAACGGAGACACTCGAAACAATACAGACGAGAACATCCGAAAGACATTTGGAACTCTTGAAGACTTCATGATGACTTCGCTTGCAGCCCAAAATGATTCATTCGGCTTTGTGAACGAAGGCTCCACTAAGCGTAAGGAGATCCTTGCGAAGTTTCTTGACCTTCAAATCTTTGAGCAAATGCACAAACTTGCGAAAGCTGATTCATCAGAAATGCGAGGCGTTATCAAGCATCTCAATTCTATTGACTGGGAGAAGAAGCTTGCTCGTGCTAACTCTGAGTATCAAGAGATTATTGAGGATATTGCAGAACAGCAAAGTCTATGCGAAAAACATACTGCTCGACTTGCTGTTCTAAAAGAAGAACAACAATTAATCAAAGATCAAGTTGAAGCAGCCTCTCAGAAAGAGATAGACATCGATGATGTGAAAATCATGCTCTTAAATGCTCAAAAATCGCTCTCAAGCAACTCAAAAGAGATGGAAGAACTATCTACCCAAATCACGTCAAAACGTTCTCAAATCGAAGATTTGACCGCTTTACTTCCTGATTTGCTCGAGAGTTCATCAAGAGCATCGTCTGATTTAAATGATTTCCAACAAATCAAAGATGAGTTAGCAAAGATGATGAAGTCATTGGAGAAGTCTCAGAGACAACAAAAAAATCTTCAATCAAATATTGATATGTTACACGACCACGAGTATGACCCAAATTGTAAGTTCTGTTGCGACAATGAGTTCGTGAGAAAAGCAGAAGAAGCAAAGGTCACAATCGTATCGGTTAATGATACTGTCGAGACACTAAAGTCAAAAGTTCTAGACCTGAAGATGAAGGCTTCATTGTTTAACGAAGACGAACTCAAAGCAACCGTCAAGAACTATGAGGCACAAAAGAACCTGTTGTCCTCTATGCAATCAGAGGTTCGTAACATGTCTCTCCAGTGGGAAAACTGTGAAGGTAAAGTGTCTCTTATGGAGCATCGTATCAAGGGCTGTGAAGCCGATATCGCTTACTACAACGATAACATCGAAGCTTATGAGAACCTTACATCATTACGTCGAGACCTTCAAGCAATCAACAAGACAGTGTCTTTGAAAGAAGCTGAAATCAAAAAGTGTGATGCTAAAGTACTTGAGTTCATGTCCGAGAAAGGTTCTGCCAAAAGAACAATCGAAGAGGCTGAGGAACGTATCCAACAAATCAAAGATGCAGAGAAAGACTATATCGCATATGACTTGTTTGCACAAGCCACACATGCTAATGGAATCTCTTATGAAGTTATTAAGTCAATGATGCCTGTTATCAATGATGAGATACAAAAGATCCTTTCTTCAATTGTTGACTTTGAAGTATTCTTTGATAACGATGGAGACAAGTTGGAAGCATATCTGCAACATCCAAAGTATGATCCGCGTCCACTGTCCATGGGCTCTGGTGCTGAGAAAACAATTGCCTCAATGGCTATTCGACTTGCTTTGATATCTGTTTCGTCTCTTCCTAAGCCATCATGGTTCATCCTTGATGAACCAGCGACTGCTTTGGATGCGGAGCACATGGAAGGCTTTACAAGACTGTTGCAAATGATCAAGGCACAGTTCAAAACTGTTCTATTGATTACTCACCTTGACTCTCTCAAGGATATCGTTGATACCACAATTGAGATTGACAAAATAGACGGTTACGCACACGTTAATTTGTAATGTGGGTCACTATTTAGTTTCAAATTGGAGACAACAGTATGAAACTAACCCACAACAAACTTAAACAATTAATCAAAGAGGTCCTCGAGGAAGCTTCAAAAGAAGCTCCTTTTGGGCCTTTTACTGGTCGAGAGCCTTATGTTGCAAGCCAAAGAGCCGCGAAGCTTTCTGGTGACCACACAAGAAAACTAAGAGTAATGGACGATGATCAAGCTAGAGCAATAGATGATGCTTTTGGTATCGACAATCCTGAGACCACTGAGATGCTTCCTCCTTCGGTGATGAAGCATGTTATAGAATATAGTGAAATCGTTGCGAATCAATGGGGACAAACTTTCACAAAAAGTTCTGATCGTCCTCAATTGACCAAAGGGACGCCTGTAGGCGATGCATATAAAATTGGAGAATGGACCGGTCCACAACATAAAGGAAGTGTCTTTGTGAATCACAAAGGATTGTTTGTGTTGAACGACGATGGTTCTAAAAGTTTTTTTACGCCACAAGATGAAAATCGCGAGATTATGCCAATAACCAAAGAATTCAATGAACAGATATTCCATACAATGTTCGAGGGCAAAAGAAGATGGGTGTAAAAGAACAAATATCTGAGAAACTCGTAGACATTCAGAACAAAGAAAAGAAAGGCATTATCGACAATGTAATGGAAAGAGCAATCTCACGAAAGCTCCTTGTGTTTGCTGTCGCTACTGCCCTTTTGTATTTAGGTGTTGGCTTAGATGCTGACACTTGGGGAATGATTGCCATGACTTACATCGGTGGCCAAACAGCGATTGACTTCGCAAGAACTTGGAGACACGGATGATGCAATGGATGAAAGAAAGATGGGAATGGATCTTGGGAGCCGCCGTTGCTCTCTTGGCATTCGCACTTGGTCGTAGAGGCAAGATCCAAGCCGAAGAGTTGGCTGAGGACATCGCCGAGACAAAAGAAAAAGAAATCGAAGTAATCGAAGAAGTCTCCGCTGAAGAAAAGCTGAGGTTGGCAAAGGCTCATCAGAAGTATATTGATTCTAGGATTGCCTTGCGAAAACAAGCACGAAACGCTCAGTCAGAACTCGAAAGAGAGACGGCTAATAGAAAGCTCGAACTTCTCGAGAAAGCGAAAGAAGACCCAGAAGCCATCGACCGATTGCTGTTGGAAGAGCTTAACATTGCGAGAATGAAGTGATTTGGCTTTTAACAGCACTTGCATTTGCAGAGCCGTTGATGACGCCTTTGTCTGAAGGCGAAGCGGCTCCATTTGCTGGTAGGCTGTTCAACGATGAAGCAGTTGTCTCAATAATCACAATGAAAGAGTTTGCCGAAGAACAATGTACAATCAATGCTGCTTTGGATTTTTCGCTCCAAATCGCGGAAAAACAGCATCAAATTGACTATTTAGAGATCGAAAAGGCAGCTTTACAAAAGAAGTATGATGCGATGCTCGAGATCAAAGAAGAAGAAATCGAGACCTTAAGAAGATACACAAACTCTAAAAGGTCAACGTGGGTATTCTTTGGTGGTTTTGTCTTAGGAACATCAGCGTCTCTTTTAACTTACTACGCTGCGAATAATATACAAGTGAGTGTTCAATGAAGAAAGATCCAAATTATGCCGTAAAGGTTGAGAAAGCGATTGCCGAGAAATATGGACAAGAAGCAATTGTTAATCCAAAGTCACAATGGGATGATGATAAAGAGAAAGAGTATCTTAAAGAACTTAAGTCGAACTATCGACACGATATAGCCGAGAGCGAGAAAGTGGATCTAGACGGTGTTTTAATATCAAAAGAACTACTTAATAGAGAATCTAAGCGTTCATGTCCAACTTGTAGCACCTATTCATTCAAATCCGTTGATGACCTTTACATGACGAAATTTGACTGTTGCTTTAAGTGCTACATTCAGTGGGTCGAAGGTCGCGAAGAAAGATGGAAATCAGGTTGGAGACCAAACAAATGAAACTTACAAAACAAGTGCTAAAACAAATTATTAAAGAAGAACTCGAAGCTGTTATGAACGAAGCGGAGCTAGACGAAGGCATGAGCCCTGACCATCCAGACTATGATATGCTCGGTGGAATGATTCAGCGAGTACTTATGACAGTTCTAATGAGCCGACAAGATGTCGAATCAGCGATGGATGCCGCAGGTGTTCCCGAGGAGCATCGTGATTATGTTCGTCAAAGAGTCATGGCAATGTCAGGGAGATAACAAATGAGTAAAGAGACACTAGAAATCATCAGAGGCCTCGCACAAGCCGCAGCAAACGCATATGACGGTGGTCACATGGAAAACTATTCTCTTGACGGACAAGTCCGTAAAACAGGACTCAAGCGAGAAGAAGGAATTCCTCTTCTTGACAAACGTTGTATTGACGGCTTTAAAGTTAAGTTCTATGGTGACTCAATGATCATCAACTATCAGTCAGACGTTATGATGAAAGACCTCAAGGATAATGGTTTCGAGAACGACATCGTACGAACCATTAACGAAGTTAAGAAGTTCTTGCAAAAGGAATATAAAGCCGTAACAGGCAAGTCCGTATCTCTTACTGCGAAGGGTGAACCACAGATTATTGTTCAAACAACTTCAAACGTTCGCACATTTGTACAAGCTTATCAGCATTACAAGATTGGCGGATTGCAAATGGATCAAATTGGTACGCCTTCCGAGGACACCACGAGAGACATCACAAAGAAGTTTTTAGAGACCGCAAAAGCAAAGCGTCCTCAAAATGAAAAGATTAAGGCTGGAGATAACCAAAAATGAAACTTACAAAAGAAACACTAAAGCAAATAATCAAAGAAGAACTCAAAGCTGTTATGGAAGGTAGTAGCGAAGATTACTTTAGCAAAGAAAGGGATGAGAGAGCTGCCAAAGAGCAAGAAGAGCTAAGAAAACAAGCCCAAAACTCTAGAATTCGCGATAATGAGCGCTTTGTTAACGCTGATATACAAGCAGACAAACAAGCTTCGTCTATCTACAAAAGAAACAGAGATGAAGTTTATGATCTTGTTATGAAACAAGTTTCCGAACTCCCTCTAGTTCGGTCTGCGTTGGGAGAGGGAAAAGTAACTAAAGATGCAGTTCATGAACTTATAAACAAATCCATAGACGATGCCGGGGGCATTAGGGTAGGAGATAAAAACGTAGAATATTTTAACTTATTGCTGCAATTAGCCTGCTTTGAAGAAATTGATGACTTTATAGGAAAATCATCTGGCCCAGCAAAACTAAGAATAGTCAAAGAACTAGCGAGAGGCGAACAAAACGAATCTTTTGCCTATCGAGTATTTACCTATATCGTACCAGTATTGTCGAAATACTTAAGAAATAATAGATCTTTCATGCAAAAAGCTGGTAGTTTCTTAACTGGTAAAGGCTTCAGAGAGGAGTAAATGAAGCTCGCCAAAAATGAAAAGATTAAGCCTGGGGATAATCAAAAATGAAACTTACAAAAGAGACTCTAAAAAGAATTATTAAAGAAGAACTCGACAATCTCAACGAGTCATTGTTCACTAAGAAACATGTCGAAGATGCTTTCGGCGGCAAAGCAAAATTAAACAAATGGGGTTCTCTTTATGCTCAAGGCGGCGACGATCGAGAACAAGCTATTGAAATGGCGAAAGCCCTTCTCGGAGAAAAAAGCTGGGATCTGGCTTTGCTCTATGCAGACGGAGGTAAATATATGTCCGCTGCACAAAAGGACTTAGAGCGTGCTGCCGGACACTCGCAATACGCTGTGGAACGCCGAAAGGCGACTTCAAGAGCAGAGCTTGGGAAAACAATAGGTCAAGATAATCTTAAGAAGCTGGCTGGGATGGGTCAAAAAATGTATAGTACTAGTCTGGACATACCAGCATCGAAAGTCGACCGCCACAACTCTTTCGTCAAACAAAAAGAAGCTATGCTTGATGCTTTTGGATACCCTAGCGACATTTTTGATAAACCATTCCTCAGCACAAAACAAATGGGAGCTGAACATGATGATGCTATGGGAAGAGAGTTTTTAAACAGGATGAGAGCAAACTTTATTTTTTCTGCTATAGACCATGGTCGCGTCTTAAGAATGACAGATTTTGATGGTGGAAGAATTGATGTCGTCGGATATTATGATCCGGGAAACATGCGAGACTCCATATCTGTACATCTTGTTATAGTACCTCAAATGATTTTAGATCCGGATACCGATGAGCCACTAGAATACGAACTCGGCAAAGAATTTATGATCCAAATTGAAGACAGCGAGGATTACTATGATCCCAATAGTGAATCTCAGGAAGAATTACTCGAGCGGTTGGAAATCCAATTGCATGAGATATATGGTAACTAATGAAACTCACCAAGAATGAAATCGTTAAAGAACTTGTAAAGTGCGGAAAGGATCCTCAATATTTCATCGACAATTATTGTAAGATCTCGCACCCTCTGAAAGGACAGATACCATTCAGGACCTATCCTTATCAGAGAGACATGCTGCAAAACTTTAACGATTATCGTTTTAACGTAATTTTAAAAGCAAGGCAGCTTGGGATCTCAACAATCTCGGCTGCCTATGTTGCTTGGTTCATGTTGTTTCATCGAGAAAAGAACGTTCTCGTTATCGCAACTAAACTATCTACAGCAACGAACCTTGTAAAGAAAGTCAAGATGATCTTCAAGAACCTTCCGTCATGGATGTTGATTGCGAAGATCTCGGTTGACAACAAACAATCGTTCGAACTTACAAATGGCTCTCAAGTAAAAGCTGGGACAACATCAGGAGACGCCGGTCGTTCGGAAGCATTATCATTGCTCATTATAGACGAGGCAGCGTTCGTTGACGGCCTCGAAGAGCTTTGGACGGGTCTTTACCCTACTTTGTCCACAGGGGGCCGCTGTATCGCTCTGAGCACCCCTAACGGCGTTGGAAACTGGTTCCATAAAACTTACACCGAAGCCGAGACATCAATGAATGATTTTAACCCAATCAAACTAAATTGGGATGTCCATCCAGAAAGGGATGCTGCTTGGTTCGAGAAAGAAACTCGAAACATGTCCAAACGTCAAATCGCTCAGGAGCTTGAGTGTTCATTTAATGCTTCTGGTGAAACTGTGGTCAACCCAGAGGATCTGCAGAGAATATATCATGATGTTTGTGATCCAACATATAGAACGGGCTATGATAGAAACTATTGGATCTGGGAAAGATACGAAGAAGGAGTGCCTTATCTTCTTGTAGCAGACGTTGCCCGAGGCGATGGAAGTGACTACTCGTGCTATCATGTCCTTAGGGTAGACACCATGACCGTTATAGCAGAATACCAAGGGAAACCCGATCTAGACATGTTCGCAGACATCCTATTCGCAGCAGGTCGAGAATACGGTAACTGTCTTCTTGTGGTTGAGAACAACGGAATCGGAATTGCTGTTCTCGAGAAACTAAGAGAAATGCAATATCCAAAATTGTATTATTCAATCAAGTCAACTCACGAATATGTTGAGAGTTATTTGGGCGAGAATGACGACAGAGCAGTCCTCGGCTTTACCACATCTATCAAAACAAGGCCTTTAATCGTAGCTAAATTGGAGGAGTACGTTAGAAACAAACTAATTACTATGCACTCCGCTAGAGTTTTTCATGAATTGAAGACCTTTATTTGGCACAACGGCAAACCCCAAGCTATGCGCTCTTACAATGATGATTTGGTTATGTCTCTCGCAATTGCCTGTTGGGTAAGAGATACAGCACTATCAGAAAACGAAAGAGACATGGCTTACAAAAAGGCGATGCTGGGTGGAGTATTCAAAAGTACAACTACTATGAATACTCAAATCAAAGGACAGAAATTCTACAACGAGACATTCTACGAAAAACATGCGGAGGAAATAGAGAAGACAAAAGACTTTCTCTGGATTTACAAAGGATAGAAAATGGCTCGCAACGATAGAAACCCGAATAACAACCAAAACGATTTATTTAAAGCTTTAACAAGAATGTTCTCGGGTCCAATCACCCAACGACGTACGCAGTCTGGGCGACAATTAAGAAGAAAGCATCTTGACATTTACGCAAAGCGTTTTAAATCCGCATCAGGTCAACAGTTCAAGAAAACAGAATACAACCCAATGAACATCATGACGCTCAACATGATCTCAAACAGAAACCGAGCAGAGCGTTACGTTGACTTTGACCAAATGGAATTTACACCCGAAATCGCATCATCGCTAGATATCTATGCAGATGAAATGACGACCCACTCAGCGTTGACTCCAATGCTGCATATCAAGTGTCCAAATGATGAAATCAAATATTTGCTTCACTCTCTCTATTACAACACAATGAACATCGAACACAACCTTTTTGGTTGGGCGAGAACCATGTGTAAGTATGGGGACATGTTTTTGTATTTGGACATTGACGAACAGAAAGGATTGCAAAACTGTATTGGTTTACCTCCGCAAGAGGTCGAGAGACTTGAGGGTGAAGATCAAACAAACCCAAACTATGTTCAGTTCCAATGGAACAATGCCGGTCTCACACTTGAGAATTGGCAAATCGCTCACTTCCGTGTTCTCGGAAATGACAAGCATGCACCTTATGGTACA